TAGCCAGCGGTGTAATTAGTACAGTAGCCCGACCCCAAGCAACAACAAGTACGCTCGGAGAAGTTAAAGTTGACGGTTCATCGATTACAATTAATGCTGGTACCGGTGTAATCAGTGCAACAGCCTATAGTTTACCGACAGCGGGAGTAAGTTCAGTTGGAACATTAGGCGGAGTCAAAGTTGATGGTTCTACAGTTACAATTAACGGAAGCGGGGTAATTAGTGCAACACTACCCACATCTACATTAAGTGTGATCGGTGGAGTGAAACCAGACGGAACTTCGATTACTATCAATGCCGGCACCATTAGTGCTACTGCTTATAGTTTACCAACAGCATCTATATCTACATTGGGCGGAGTTAAGATCGATGGTACTACATTAAGCATCAACGGCGCAGGCGTGCTATCTTCAAACTATGTAAATTATACACTACCTACAGCAGGTGTAGGATCAGGCGGCTCACTAGGAGGCGTCAAAGTCGACGGAACCACAGTTACAATTAGTAACGGAGTTATCTCAGCAGTTATTAATACTCCGACAATTTCGGTAGTAACTGCGACACCTGGCATACAATCGTTAAGCTATAGCGCAGGCACATTATCGTTTACCCCATATCTGTTACCCACTGCTTCAATCAGCACAACTGGGGGTGTTAAGGTCGATGGTAGTACTATTTTAATTAATAACGGAGTAATTAGTGCTCCAACACAAAGTTCATACACGCTGTCTACCGCTACTGACCAAACATTAGGCGGCGTCACTATCGCCGCTGTTTCTACCAGCGGAATTATTAATACAAGCGGAGCAATAAGTCTAGCAACTGCAAGTGTAACACAACTGGGCGGAGTCAAAGTTGATGGTACGACCGTTACTATCAGCAACGGAGTTATTAGTGCTCCGGTAGCATCATATACTCTGCCAACCGCAACTGCAAGTGTGCTTGGCGGTGTTAAAGTTGACGGCACGTCTGTTGTAATTAATAACGGAGTTATTAGTAGTACAGCTTCATTCACATTACCAACCGCAAGTACTTCTATATTAGGTGGCGTTAAAGTTGATGGAACAACTATTACAATTAATTCTGGTACCGGAGTTATTAGTGCGGCATCGGCATATTCGTTACCAACTGCTAGCACATCTGTATTAGGTGGTGTTAAAGTTGATGGTACGACTGTGACGATTAGTGGCGGTGTTATTAGTGCTACCGGGTTAAACAGTCGAACAACTATAACAACTACCACAGCAAGTCTAGCTAACAACGCTAATGCTAATGCTAATATTACTGGATATAAATCCTATGCATTATTAAAAATTCAAACATCGGCAGCAGCCTGGGTCCGAATATATTCAGATGCCGCATCTAGAACTGCTGATGCATCTCGAGCATCTACTACCGATCCGTTACCAAGTGCCGGAGTTATTGCTGAAGTAATTACAACTGGTGCGCAGACAATTCTTATTAGTCCTGGAGCATTTGGATTTAATAGTGAAGCTACACCTACTACTAATGTTCCAGTGAATATTACAAATCTTTCCGGCGCATCGGCAGCAATTACTGTTACATTGACAGTACTACAATTAGAGGTATAATATGGCTGATATTCAAGAATATATTGTTACAGCAAAGACTATGGACGATGCTACATCTCTACTTGACGATTTAGAAACTCTCGGAGGTGATCTTTATATTCCTAACAGAGCCGTAGAAGTAACTCAGCGTAGAGAGATAAGTAGAAACACACATTTCTTGTTAACCGCTGAAGAAGCAGACCGACTATGTAACGACTCACGAGTTATTGCAGTAGAACTAATGCCTAGTTTACAAGGTATAAAAGCAACCCCGCATTGGACACAAACTGGCAACTTTGAAAAAAATGTAACTATTGATACAAACGATAAAAACTGGGGGCTATATAGATGCACAGCTGGATCAAATCTAGCAACATGGGGAACTAACGGATCATTTACACAAACAACACAGACTATATCTACCACCAGTTCCGGAAAAAATGTAGATGTTGTGATAGTCGATGCACATATAAATTTTAATCATCCAGAGTTTGCAGTAAATGTAGACGGCACTGGCGGATCTAGAGCTGTACAATATAATTGGTTTCAACATAGCGCGGCATTAGGGTATAGCACTGTTGGAATATACGATTACACTAGTATCTCTAGTGCCCACGGCACTCATACTACGGGTACTACAGCAGGCAACACACAGGGGTGGGCTCGTGACGCAAATATTTACAATATAGAATTTGACTATCCAGGCCCTGCTTTAGGCGGAAACGGTCCAGGTGACGATTGGTCAGTTTTCTTATTTGATTATATTCGATATTTCCACAATAATAAACCGATTAATCCTGCAACTGGAAAACGCAATCCAACTATCACAAACAATAGCTGGGGATATAGTTATTACGACGCAAATAATTTTGTTCTAACCAATGTTACCAGCGTAACCTATCGAGGAACTACTATTAATTTAACTGGGATGAGTGATGCAACTAAGCGTACTAATTTACAAGCAAACGGAATTCCAGTGCCGGCCTCTACCTACCTATATAGACCACCAGCAAGAAGTGCCGGAGTTGAAGCCGATATTCAGGATGCAATAGCAGATGGAGTTATTGTAGTGGCCAGTGCCGGAAATAGTTACTGGAATTGTGCAACTTCAGATTTATCAGATTACAATAATTCGTTTACTTATAGTGGTTCTGTTTATTATCCTACTCGTGGATCATCTCCTGGGGCTGCTGACCAAGTTATCAACGTAGGATCTATAGCTACCTCTACCTTAGAATATAAAAGCACTTTTAGTAATTACGGCAAACGAGTTGATATATGGGCTCCTGGGCAATATATTGTTTCAAGTGTATACGATGCAAATGCCGCAACTGAATTTGGAATTACCCTTGTAAACGATCCCAGAAATTCTGCGTATAAACTAGGAAGTATATCAGGAACTAGTATGGCTAGCCCGCAAGTCGCCGGGTATCTGGCATGCTTGCTAGAACAATACCCTAATATGCGTCAAACAGCCGCTTTGCAACATCTAATTACTAATACAACAAAAAATCAAATAGGATCAACCGGCGGACTTGCAGGCGATTATACATCATTAGGTACTAACTCAAATAATCGATATTTGTATTATGTGGCAGTTCGCCCTACAACCGGAACAGTTTCACCGATGAGCAGGTATCAAGATAGGCCTGCAAGCGGTGTAGTTTACCCGAGATCGAGGATTCGAAAGTACGGGTAATTAAACTACCACATTATAAACATTGATAAATACAAGATAAAGAGAGACTATTATGCAGAGTAAAGACGTAACAGGTGTTCATATAGAAGGTCATATTAAGATCTATGATCCCGTTTCCAACGAAGTTTATATTAATAAACGTAATGCTATTCATTATGAAAACATAAGTGTAGCTCTTGCGCAAACTTTATCAAACAGCGGAAACGGATTTGTCTACGAAATGGCGTTCGGGTCTGGCGGAACTAGTGTTGACCCAACGGGCATTATCACTTACCTAACGCCTAACACTAGCGGTACTAACGCTAGTTTATACAACGAAACTTATGCTAAAGTAGTTGATCCTAACTCAGCAGTTAACGTTGACCCGTCAAGAAATTTTACAGAAATTCGACATGTATCAGGCACAAATTACACTGATGTATTTGTTACTTGTTTATTAGACTACGGCGAGCCCGACGGTCAAGTAGCGGCAGATACTACTAATACAGGCGAAACTTCGTTTGTCTTTGATGAATTAGGGTTGAAAAGTTATAACAGTACAGGATTAAGTTTACTGTTGACTCATGTGGTATTCCATCCAGTACAAAAAAGTTTAAATCGATTAATTCAAATTGATTATACTGTACGTATTCAAAGTTTAACCGGTCTAGTAGGAGTATAATTAGATGACATATACCGTACCATTTACAGACTCAACTAACCCGGCAAAGACTCCACTTGTTGTACAAGACGGCGCCCTTAATGCACAAACAAATTTACAATTTCCTGGAAAAAATTATGCAGGATACGGTTCGATCATTGCTACTAATTTTATAAAATTATTAGAAAATTTTGCAAGAAAAGACGCACCGGGATCACTTGTCGGCGAAGGCTTACCAGTTCAGGGACAACTTTGGTTTGATACATCACCAGGTAACAATATATTACGGGTGTATGATGGCACTGTGTGGAATGAAGCAGGTAACTTAAAAAAAGCTCCGTATGCTCAGGCTCCTGATCCTGCCGCTAGTACAGAAGGTGACCTATGGGTTGATACTACAAACAGCCAACTATATTTGTTTTCAGGTTCCCAGTGGTTGTTAATTGGGCCGCAATTTAGTTCAGGGCTACAAACAGGCCCGATCATTGAAAAAATTGTCGATACACAAAATATTACACACGCTGTTATTTCAATGTTTGTAGCAGGTACTGATGCAGTTTCGTATCGAGTTGCGATTATTAGTAAAGATGCATTTACTCCAAAAGCATCGTTAGATGGATACACTGAAATTAAAGCAGGTATCAATTTATATTCAAATTCTCTTACTGCTGATTCTGCATTACTATGGGGAACTGCTAAAAATTCTAGTAACCTTATATATAAAGGTACTTCAGTCTCTGGATCAAATTTTGTAAGATCTGATATTTCAAGTACAATTAACGCCGCTCTTAATATTCAAGATCAAGGCGGTCTTACTATAGGTACAGATTTAGCTTTTAATATTTCCCAAGGTGAAAACTCTACAGTATTGTATTCAAATAGTAGCACAAAAAATATCGATTTTAATTTGAATGGTACTATTGTAGTACACATTATGCCAAATGGTCGAGTTGGAATCGGCACGTTTAATCCTACATCAGTATTAGATATAGCCGGCACGGTTACCTCAACAGGATTACTAGTTAATAAAACAACAGGGGGTATTACAACAGAATTATTTAAAGTTGATGGAACAACGTTAACTACTACATCAACATTGCCAACAACATTCGGCGATGACGTTATAGTTAATGGTCAGCTAACAGTTAATTGGGTTGATAATACTAACACTCCGATAGCCGGGCCAGCATTATTACCTGGTATAGCCGACACTTACGACATCGGTAGTAGCACTTTAAGTTTTAGAAATATATATGCGCAGTCATTTGTTGGATCATTTAATGGATCATTTACTGGGAATGTGGTCGGTAGTGTATCTGGTTCTGCTGATAATTTAAAAACTGCAACAGTATTTTTGGTAGCAGGTGATGTTCAAACCAGCGATCTAGGAGTAAGTTTTACAGGTCAGAGTCAAACAGGCACTGCAATTTTAAATACTACACTTAGTTCAACCGCAATTAGTGGAAAGACTTTAGCACAGTTCTCGCAAGACACTGATCGATTCTTAGTACTACAAAGTACTACTGCTGGGCAACAACTAGTTAATATGGATAAGAGAACATTCTTAACTGGCACTGCAAGTTATGCGACTCCGGTAGGGGTTATTGCTCCATATGCAGGGTTAAGTACAAATATTCCACCTGGATATTTATTGTGTGACGGTAGTGAAATTAGTCGTACTACATTTACCTTGTTGTTTACTAAAATTGGGTATAATTTTAAACCTAAAGATCAACTATTATCAGATAAGGATGCATATTTTGCATTACCTGATTTAAGAGGCAGTTTTCCGTTGGGTCGAGACAACATGAATAACTATGCTGATGTTTCAAATTTCACCCAGGCAAAAGACACTAGCGGGACTTCAGTTCCGACAGGTGGGCAATTAGGTCCAGCAAATCGGGTAACTGATGTAGTTGCTAAAGATCTTGGCGGACGAAGCGGCGTACAAAACACAACAATACAACCAGGGCAACTACCACAGCACTGGCACTCCCTCAATGATGGAGTTGCACAATATTATGCACCCGGAGTAAACGGTGGCATTACTGATACTAGTGCAAAAGCTGCCGCAGCCAAAGGTCTACCAGCAACTGCTAGTACTGGGTATGGTATTACTAGTACACATGGAGTAATTGATCCACAAACCGGCGCAACTACAGTAGGACAATCATTTAATTTAATGAATCCTTATGTGGCTATAAACTATATCATATTCACAGGTGTTTATCTATGAGCTATTCAATAAATTTAACAAATGGGTCGCCGTTAATTAATGTTAATGATGGGCAGATTGATCAAACAAAAACTGATATAACGCTAATTGGTAGAAATTCATCAAGCTATGGGTTGTTTATTAACGATAACTTTATTCACATGTTGGAGAATTTTGCCAACACCTCCCAACCTAATAATCCGTTAAAAGGCCAATTATGGTTTGACACTACACAAAGCAGATTAAAAGTATACGATGGACAAAATTTTAAAGTCAGCGGAGGCAGCTTAGTTTCTGCATCAGCCCCAAGCGGAATAGCTTCCGGAGATATATGGATTAATAGCGCAACAAAACAGTTATTCTTTAATGACGGAGTGCAAACAACACTGGCAGGCCCGGTGTACACATCTGCACAAGGTCCATCTGGATTTGTGGTTGAAAATATTGTTGACACAAATGGGGCAGAACATACAATAGTTAAACTTAAAGTATCTGATAATTTAATAGGAATTTTTTCCGATGCGGCGTTTACTCCAGCTACTAACATAACTGGATATACTTCATCAACGCAGTTCATTGGCAATCAATTAGGCAGTACTTTAAATGTAACGCAGATCATTACTGGAACGTTGTCAATTGGACAAACAATTACTGGTGTAGGAATTATACCTAATACAAAGATTACTGGATTTTTAACTGGCCCAGGTGGCACCGGAGTAGCATCGGGATTAACTGGCGCATACTCTGTAAGCACAGCGGCAACTGTAGCATCCGCAACGTTAACAGCAATATACGGAGATGTTAAAATTGGGTTTAATGTTGGAACTTTTGGTGGGGTATCTTTTAATGTGCCAGTATCACAAGCTAGTGCATTATTAGCATCTGACGGATCTCTTAAAACAGCAGATAGTTTCCTTTCAGTAGCGACAGCATCGTCGACAACTGGTACATTATCGATACAAAATAACATACCGCTTGTATTAGGATCAGCAGGTCAAATACAGGTTAATCTTGACATTCCAACAAACACATTTCAACTCTATTCAAAAATTGCCAATCAAAACTTTGATATTAATTTATCAGATGGTACAAATCTATCTGCATTCCGTATCACAGCGGCAACACGTAAAACAGGAATTTATACAGCTACACCTGCTACAACATTAGATGTAAATGGTACATTTAGATTTAATACGCTTACTCCCCAAAGCAGTACAGCCGCAGGAACAGCAGGGCAAATTGCTTGGGATAGCAGTTACCTATACATCTGTGTAGCAACTAACACATGGCGAAGAATAACTATCCCTGGAAGCGGTTGGTAACGAGCCCAAATTATGATAAATACACTGAAATAAGGAACGAGCGATAATATGTCATACTCAATCAAGCACTATAACGGGGTAGCTATTGCTACAGTCGCAGATGGGACTGTAGATACTTCCCTTGATATTACCCTAATTGGTAAAAATTACGCAGGGTATGGCCAAGCCCAAAATGAAAATTTTGTGTATTTGCTAGAAAACTTTTGCAATACCACACAACCACCTAGTCCTACAAAAGGGCAAATATGGTACGATAGCGGTAACAAAAAACTAAAATTCTGGGATGGGTCACTGTTCCGTACAACCGGCGGCGCAGAGATTGGTAATTCAGCACCTTCGGGGCTTACTACTGGCGATTTCTGGTTTAATACTGCTAGTAATCAATTATACGCATGGACCGGGGCTGCATTTACGTTAATTGGCCCACAAGAAGTTACTGGTCGTGGTACAACAGAAATGCGATCAACCCTACTGCTAGACGATTCTAATAATCCTCATGCAGTTATCCAAGGATTTGCAGATGGTAATACTATCTTTATTATCAGTTCAGACGGCCCATTTAACTTAAATCAAACTCAAAATCCTATTTCGGGATTTGATCAAATTCATCAAGGTCTAACACTTTGTTATACTACAAGTTCGACTAGTGGTGTAACATCGAGTAGTCATAGATTCTGGGGAACAGCTAGTAATTCTGATAAACTAAACGGGCTACCGGCAAGTTCTTATATTCAAGCAGGTAATGCAAACTTTGGTACTTTGGTTAATTTTAGTGATGCTGGGTTTACAGTTGGTAATCCTATTGCAAAATTAGCAGTGTTTAATGCTAGCCAGACAACACCAACAATTCAAAATACTTACGGCCCGACAATTAACTTCCTGACAACAGTTTCCGGTTCAACTAAGAACCCATTAGTAATTACTGGTAACGATGTAACTCCAGGTCAAAGCGGAGTTAGCAATTTAGGAACAAATTCATTACAATGGGCAAACGTGTATGCTAGTTATGTATACTCAACTGCACAAAAAGCTGATTATCTAAACGTCGGCGGTGCTTATGTTAGTGCTAGTATTGCGTCAAGCCCTAGTACAATAGTTTCTAGAGATAGTAATCAGAATATTTTTGCAAATCTATTTAATGGTACAGCAACAGCGGCACAATATGCTGACTTAGCAGAAAAATATCTAGCAGACAAAGAATACGAACCGGGAACAGTAGTTTCAGTTTGCACTCACGGTGATCACGAAGTCGAAGCAAGCTCCGCAGGTAGACGTGCAGTCGGAGTTGTAAGTACTAATCCAGCTTTTATGATGAACAAAGATTTAGAAGGTGGTACTTATATTGCTCTAAAAGGAAGAGTTCCTGTAAAAGTTATAGGACCGATTACTAAAGGTGACGAACTTATTGCTAGTGATAACGGATACGGAGTTGCAGGCGACGGCAAAGTATTTGCTGTTGCTCTTGAATCTAATGACAGCAATGATGTCAAACTTGTAGAATGTGTGATTCTATAACTATAAATATTCTACAAGGAGATATGAATGACTGGAGTAGGAACAAATATTGCGGCTAATGATTATAATAACATTTATAATACCATAGCACCAATTTTAGGAACCGCGAGCACAGGCTACGGACAAGCAGTCCAGTCTAGCCAAGTCGCGACAGCAGCCACAATTACAGTCGGGCAATGGAATGCGCTTGAGACAGATATTACTGCAATGTTTTGGCATCAACTGAATTCAGCTCCTTCACCGGCATTGACTCATGCTACTAACTTAATAAAAATTCGAGAAGACGATCGTGCCAAATATTTGTTAATGGCACAAGCACTGGCTAATCCTAATCCCACTTCGGTTAACTCGGTTAGTTATCCTGGATGTTATACTATACCTCCATTAGGACAGACTACTAGCCCGATTAGTGGAACATTCCCTATAGTTAGTACACGCGGTACTCGATGGGGCGGGACAACATCTGGACCAGTTGTTGAAAGTAATATTCCAACGGTTACCCATACTACTCAACTAGTTTGGCCAAGTGCCGCAGCCGCACAGTATTTCTTTAATTCAGGCGGAGTTGTTACTTTTTCAGCATCACGATCAGGTGGTACAACTACTACAAAAAATACTTCGTGGACTACACTACTGGCTACTACGAATACTGTAACTTTTAGTTATAGTGGCTGTTCCAGCGCAGGCGCAGGTGACGGTACATCATATGGGTGGAGTTGGTTTAACGCTAATTTAAATACTGCATCGATTCAAGTTTTTAGTAATAGTTTAGGCGCATCTGGCACTGCCTTATATGCACCAAACAAGTATAATATCTTAGTTAGTATAGATGCCGCTGGAAAAGCATTAACATTTGCATGCCAGTTTCAGGATCTTTCAAATTCGACCACTGAAAATTTATACAAAAATACTCCCGGAAACATATTTGACATTGACGAAGACATCGACGGTACTTTAACTAGCACTCTTAATATTAAATACGCTTCGGGATCATATGTCTCGGCATCAACCTATCTACCATCACCGGTACTTGTAACTAGCATTGGGCCTTAATCGTGGCGACAACAGCGGTTAGTTCAGTAAGTGCAGTCGGTGTCCTTTCTGTAGCATCTACAACTGGATTTAGTCTAACCGAATCAGTACGGTTAGCCGGAACAGCATTTGGTGGTCTTTTGACCGGCACCACATACTATATCATTAACATAGGTGCCGGCACTATTACTCTCAGCAGTACAAGAGGCGGGTCGGCCTTATCAATAGCCGGCGGGTCTGGAACACTACTAACATTAAGCTCTTATTTCTCAGTTAAATCAGTATCTACTAGTGGTGTTATTTCAGTCTCTTCTGTCAATACATTTGCTATCGGAAACTCTGTACGATTAACTGGAACAGCATTCGGGGGATTATCAAATAGTGTAACTTATTGGATAATTGCTGTAGACTCGGGTAATAATCTTATAACACTGAGTGCTTCAATATACGGATCTGTGATAGCTATTGCAGGTGGTACCGGAGTGATGAGCTTGATTCATTATCAGTTAATCGGCCCGGGTGCTGGCAATATTATTGAATATACTGATTACAACGCAATACAGTCATTAGTTGCTCCGATACTCGGGCAATATTCTACAGGTTACGGCCAGGCACTTGCTACAGTAACTACTAACGGTGGCACAGGCACAGTAACATACGGGCCAAACAAAAAAGTTTCGGCAGCATCATGGAACGCATTGTTGGCTGATATAACAGCATTAAATTTCCACCAATTAAATACTAGTCCTAAGTTTAATGGGTCGGCATTGACTACAGTGACCACAACGACCTTGATTAGAGATATAGATCGTTATCAATATTTACAAGTAGCAACTGGACTTACTAGTACTACACCTATTACAATAGGCGGTGTAGCGTATCCGGGATGTTATGTAATAGTGCCAACCGGACAAAATACAACTCCTACATATGGAATTTTTCCTAAACAATCTATTAGATTAAATGGATGGGGTGGGTCAAAAGTTACAAATAGTGAGATTGTTTCTCTAGGATATATTTCCGGAACACGGATGTCATTGACTGGAACGAATTATACATCATCCAGCCCTGGTGCATTAGCCGGAATGAAAGTAACAGGAGCCGGTATATTACCCAATACGTTTATTTCGTCAGTAGACGAAGCTACATTTCAAGGGTCAATTTCAGGTTCAACGTTAACCCTTAGTGCAACTATCGCCGGGACTGTTGCGATCGGTATGTTTATTGTATGCGATAAAATTGGTTATCCTGGAGCATTCATTATCGGCGGTGCCGGCACAACCTGGTCATTAAGTTTAACTCAAGATGTGCCTATAGCCCAGACTGGTGGAGCATATAACGTATTTTTTGGAACAAAATTTTCAATAACTCAAAGCCAAACAGTTGGTAGTGTAAATTTTAAGGTATCGATCACTAGCTCGTTTAACGTGCTCGTCTCAGATATATCAACAGTAAATCATGCTCTTACAGTAACATTCCCCTCGGCTAATGCTGCCTTGTATTATTTTAACTCCGGAAGTATTATAACATTTGCCGGTAGTAGAGATTCTTCAATCGCGCCCGGCGGGTCTTCTACATTGAAAAATACAGCCTGGACGACTATGCTGACTAATCAAAAAACCATATCTTTTTCTAAATCAGAGGTTGCTACTAATGGTGCTAGTGGTACCGGATCTATCTTTGGATGGGACTGGTTATATGCACATCCGTCGACTGACTACACAATCTTCACTAATAGTTTAGGCAGTGCTGGCTCACAGTTATACTCACCGAATCAATATGATATTGTAGCAAGCCTCGATGCAACTAAAACTATTATTACCTTTAAGGCAGAATTTAAAGATTTATCTACGCCTGCTAATGAATTAACTTTTAAGGGTGGATCAAATATTTTTGATACAGACGAAGATGTTGATGGTACATTAATCAGTACGGTTAACCTAACCTATGCATCTGGATCTTATGTTTCGGCGACAGCATACTTACCGGCACCTGCGAACACCATAGAGCTTTCTGCTGGTACAACTGTTGCGATTACTAGTATTCAAGTATCAAATCTTGCGTTAGGTGCCGGCGGATTTGCAACATTTACAATTACTACAACTGGGATAGCAAATGGCACTAGTATGACTTGGTTGCAAGTCGGAACGGCAACATCTGGGTATTTCCAAGATGGACTAGTGACTGGCACTTTTAATATCAATTCTGATGTTGGAATTATAACACGAGCTGTGGCTATTTCTGGTATTACTGCCTTAAAAACTCTTCAATTAGAACTTTTCCTTAATGGTGTTCCGTACGGTGCAACACCAATTGTTACTATATCTTAACCAGATATATTTTTCCTAACTAGTTGACAAGATAACTATAATAGTGTAACATTGTACACTACGGAGTTTATCTATGGACGAAAGAATTGAAAAAGCATTTGCAGTTGCTAATTACACTGCTACCTTGTCAAATCAGCGCAGGATAATTTTAGAAGAATATACTCAAAAGTTAGTCTACTACACTAATGGCGCAACATTTAAAGTTGACCCAAACCTAATTAACTTTATTAAAAATGTATTAGATTTAGGGCATTCAACAGAGGTTCCATTTGTCGATGCAAACAACATACCGGTAGTAATCCCAAATGTTCAAGATTTTTTTGATGCAGTCGTTGGGGTATACTTTGAAGCAGTTAACGACTATTCAGCCAAGTACAAAGAGATTCGTACAAAAAGAAAAATTGAAGACATAATCGGCCTATGACAGTTGGTTGCTTATTATTTGCTCAAAACACTTCTTCGATTGACTATGTTAAGATGGCAGCGTTTGCGGCCAAGAGAGTGCGACAATATTTAGATATACCTGTTACACTAATTACTAATAATAAAACTAGAATTATACACCCTAATATTGATAAAGACTTTGACGGTGTTATAGAAATCCCACCAGCAAGATTGACTCAACAACGTGTATTTTATGATGGTAGTTTATATTCTAAGACTGCTGAATGGAGTAATTTTTCAAGGAGTCAAGTTTATAACTTAACACCATACGATCAAACTCTAGTAATGGATACTGATTATATATTAAACTCAAGTATTCTTAAACCTGCATTCGATAACGATCACGATTTTCAAATTTATAGACGGTGTTTTGATCTATCTTTAGATAGAGAGCCCGATGCATTCAAACGTATTAATAATTACAGTATACCATTTTATTGGGCGACGGTTTTTGTATTCCGCAAGTCAGTAACAATGGAATGTTTTTTTGATTTAGTAGAATATATAAAAGATAATTGGGTATATTTTAGGACATTGTATAGTATTGCGGCTCCGACGTTTAGGAATGATTTCGCTTTCAGTATAGCTATTCATATTATGAACGGAAAAGCTAATGGAGAATTTGCAGTTGACCTACCTGGAAAAATGATATTTTCTTCAGATAGAGACGTGCTAGTAAACACTGATGGTGATAAAATGAAATTTCTAGTTGAAAAGAAAAACAGATTAGGCGAATATAATCTAGTAAAAACTACAGGACTTGATGTACATGTAATGAACAAGTTTAGCCTTAATCGATTTATCGACGGAGGTCTAGGTGTCTAAAGGATTTGTTTTATTTGCACAGAACACTGAGTCTGTTAATTATGTTACCCAAGCCTATGCATTAGCATTAAGCATACAATACAGTCAAAAAGAAATTAAGAAAGTATCGTTAGTTACCAACAGTCCAGTGCCTAAAAAATATCGTAAGGTGTTTGATCAAATAATTCCTATCCCGTGGTTTGAAGAGGCAGGCAACAGCCCTCTCAAAGGCGAGCACAGATGGAAATTGTATCATGCTAGCCCGTACGAAGAAACAATTATTTTAGATTCAGATATGTTGTTAGTTGAAGATATTACCCAGTGGTGGGAATACTGCCATCAGTACGATGTTAAGTTTTGTTCTAAAATAAAAAACTATAAATTGGATCATATTGAAGTAGATATTTTTCATAGAAAAGCATTTATTGCAAACAATTTACCAAACCCATATTTTGCATTACATTATTTTAAGAAAGGGGAAGTTGCTCACAACTTTTATAAAGTATTAGAATTCGTCTGTAATAATTGGCAATGGTGTTATTCTAAGTTTGCTCCACTAAAATATCAAGATTGGCTTAGTATGGATCTAGCTGCCGCGATAGCAATAGAAATATCTGGTTTAGATGATGCTGTTGATGTGTGCAGTCCTTTAGAGTTCATCCATATGAAAACTCCATTGCAAGGATGGATAGTAAACGCATACAGTTGGCAAGACACTGTTTCGTATGTACTAAACACTAAAGGTGAACTGATTGTCGGCAATATCAAACAGACTAAGTTATTTCATTATGTTGAAAAAAACTTTATATCTAAACGAACACTTTCTCGATTAGAGGAGTTAGCACATGGCTCGTAAACGTACGGTCCCTATAATTCAAAAATACTATTTGCATTATGATCAAAAGACTGGCAAGATTTTAAGTGTGTCAAATGAAAAAAATAAAAACGATGAACATAGCTTAGAAGTCTCATTTGAAGAATATGCAGATTTTATGCTCGAAGTTAAAAATGCACGAGAGCATACTATTGGCTATGCTAAAGATAGCGAAGGTAAAAATAAACTAGTAGCTATACCATCAGCAGACCAGCATTACGGTTTTCGAAATAATGTGTTCGAATGGATAACAGATCCCCCTAATAAGGACACCGAACTAATAGTCACTTGGAACAGCCTAGATAGCGAGTGGGTATTCCAATTGAGTGATGAAGCAAAGCTCCGAGTATCTAAAGGTATGATCACTACTACAGTGTTTTTTGTAATGTTAGAAAACGATTTTGATTTTTTAATAAGAAGCATTATGATAGATGTATCAACCTTGATAGAAAATCCTCAAGTGCATGTTCCTTTCATAAGTAATATTGAACATCAAATTAAAAAGATCTCGATATCATCAAAGATATATTTTCAAAGTTATGGATTAATTATAAATGAACAAAATTAAAATTATCGATCAGGATATTATTTTCCTCAGTTATGATGAAGATAATGCCGAAAAAAATTACGCAGACTTGCTGACAAAGGCGCCGTGGGCTAAACGTGTACACGGAGTTAAAGGTAGCGATGCCGCACACAAAGCCTGCGCGGCATTGAGCGAAACAGAATACTTTGTTACTGTAGATGCTGATAACATTGTTGATCCAAAATTTCTCGAAGTTGAAATAGATATAGAAAAGTTAGGATTAACGCCGGATCACGTATTCAGTTGGTGTGGTAAAATCCATGTTAACAGTTTAATGTACGGTAACGGAGGGTTAAAACTATGGACACGTAAGTTTGTAAACAACATGCGTACACATGAAAATAGTGATCCTGCTGATACTAAAGGCCTAGTTGAATTTTGCTTTGACGACAAGTACTATCAATTTAACGATAACTATTCTGAGAGCTACACTAATGCAACACCTTTCCAAGCATGGCGAGCAGGATTTCGCGAGGGTGTAAAAATGACACTGAACCAAGGAGCAAAGACTGACAATTTACAACGAGATATATGGTGGCAAAATTATCATCGATTATTAATATGGTGTAGCGTTGGCGCCGATGTCGAACACGGTATATGGTCAGTATTAGGGGCAAGAGAAGGATGTCACATGACCAATTGTACTGATTGGGATTACAGTAATGTTCGAGATTTTGAATGGTTAACAGAGCATTGGGAAAAACAACATGGTTCTGGAGATCCAGATCTTACAACTGCTTATATTAATTTTTTAGGTGCTGAACTTAGAACAAAATTAAATTTAGAAATATCAAATTTAGATAGTGCAGGCAGCAAGTTCTTTAAAAAAGTCTACCTAAATACTCCACGAATTATTCATAGAAGATAATGTACGATATAATCTTTATTAGCTACAACGAGCCAAATGCAGAAAAAAACTTTTCTGTGTTGAAAGATCGATTCCATCTCTCTAAACGAATAGATGGCATAACTGGTATACATCAAGCACATATAGAAGCCGCAAAGAAGTCTTTTACAAAAATGTTTTGGGTAGTTGATGGTGATGCTGAAATATTAGATACATTTAATTTTAATTATAAAGTAGCTGATGATGATTTTGACACAGTGCATGTTTGGAGAAGTTGTAATCCTATTAATGATCTAGAATATGGGTATGGTGGCGTAAAACTATTACCAAAAAAACTAACAATGAATATGGATACATCTAAACCCGATATGTCTACAAGTATTAGTGATAAATTTAAAGCATTGTCTGAAGTTAGTAATATTACATCATTTAATACAGACGCCTTTAGTACATGGCGCAGTGCTTTTAGAGAGTGTGTTAAGTTATCTAGTAGAACAATAGATAGACAAGACGACGCTGAAACAACTAGTAGATTAATTAGCTGGTGTACTATCGGGGAAGATAGACCTTGGGGAGTATATGCTATTGCAGGTGCACTTGCAGGTAAAGTGTATGGTGAAAAAAATGCCTCTAATAAAGAGGCGTTATCTAAGATAAATGACTTTGACTATTTAAAGGTATTGTTCAACCAGCAACAAGGTCAGTAGTCATTGGAAATATTTCTGCAATAACTTTAGCACACGCTATAGCAACTTCTTGGTGCTCTTTCTGAGTGCCGTTAGCACTACGTAATTCAATAAAATGAATCCAACTACGAAGTGTTCCATTCATATATAAGCGACTTTCTGTAAGACCTTCTGGTAATACTGCACGGGCCTGCTCCTTAGCAATGCCATTAGCAATAGCCCATTCATATGCTTCTAATGCTTTCAATGTAACACCACGTTGAATGTTTTCCCACCCGGCCGCTAAGAAACGATCTGCATCGATTGACATGTCTAGTTCTACAGAGTTTTGTCTATTTTTTGTATCTTGGAGTCGTGCTTCTCGCAATACAAACGACAGGTCTTTAGTAGGGTCAGCATATCGCTGACTGAATTCTTGGAAGCTGAAGCTACGATGTCTAAGGATCTGTCGTGCAATATCTCTTGTGGTTGTGATTTCAATACAGGCGGAGACCATTTCGAGTGGGCTCCAGTGTTGGTGTTTGATGAGGTATCTGATGAGTTTTTCTGATGTGTCTGTGTTGAGTTGATTGGAGGGATTGGACACACGGGCGCAATACGCAATGAGTTCTTGCGCATCTGCAATGCCCATATCTGCAAATTCCTGTGTTGGCTGGCTGTAACTGAGTAATCGAACATGCATTATTTATAGCTTCCGTTTCTTTAAAAATTTATCAGTGGATTTTTTAATGTCTTTTTTAACACGTTCTGTGTCTAATTTAAAATCAACGTTCTCGATCCGTTCTTCGTAGGTTTTGCAGATCTCGGCAAGACTCTTTTCAAAAGCAGGCCATCCTTCTCGCTTGGTTTTTTCTGTTATTTTTATTTCCCAAGTTTTGCCATCTTTAAAATTGACCAAAACGGTATGCAAGTACTTGAGAGGCATCACATTAAGTTCAACCTCGCCAAATACTTCTGGCCAATGTGCTATGACATCCTTGGGAAGAATTCTTCCCGATTTTGTCACTTAGCTTTTTTGGTAGGAACCAACTCCTCGGCTTTGCGTCTAAATTCAGCTGCCTGTTTGGCTAGCTTATCAGCCTGGCTACGATAAAATTTAGCACTAACTTCTGGAGTAGATCCTTCTGGTAAAGTTTCATCTACACTTTCGGTTACTGTTGCAGTTACCATTCCAGGTAAATCTTTAATTTCACTTGGAACTGGTTTATCAAGTACACCTTCTTTTAGAGAAAGCTCATCAACGCTAACTCCACGCTGTTCTGCAATAATCTGATTTAATTCAGATAATTGAATTGATGCACCAGTAGTAGGAGTCATTTCAATTTCACTAGTCATTGCTTTAACTAGACGACCAGTTCCGTGTAACGCAGGTAACATTCTGCTACCGTCTGGAAATTGTGTACGATCCATTGCT